AGAAGGTCCGACGGTAAACCTAGATAAAGTTTCGCACAAGATCGAATCCCTTGATTGGCAAGGGAATGATGTTGTGGGAAGAGCCAAAATCCTGGATACTCCTATGGGAATGATCGTTCAAGGTCTTCTTGATGGCGGTGTAGGACTAGGCGTTTCGACTCGTGGTATGGGAAGTTTGCAAAATCATGGTGGTGCGATGGTAGTGAAGGATGATTTCCTTCTAAACGCCGTCGATATTGTTCAGGATCCCTCCGCACCTGGAGCTTTCGTTAATGGGGTTATGGAAGGTGTTGAGTGGGTATGGAACAACGGCATTATTGAGGCGCAGACAATTGAAAAAATGGAGACTGAAATTAAGAAAGCTTCACGAATCAATCTTTACGAGACTCAGGTTCGTGAGTTTAAGAATTTCCTCTCGTTACTCAAATCTAAATAATAGGGAGTCAATTAAATGACTGATAAAGAAATCATCGAAGATCAGGAAGTTGAACTCCACGACGAAGTAACGGACGAAGTTGTGGAAGAAGCTCACGATCCAAAAAATGCTGAACAGCAATCAGTCGATAGTGTAAACAAAGCTGACGATATGGTTAAAAAGGCACCTGCACGTAAGGGTGATAACTCTAAGCAGGATCCAATGCCAAAAACCAAAGCTGGGATGATCAATGCCATGTACACCAAAATGAATGGCATGAAAAAAGAACAGCTAATGGCAGCATATAACAAAATGCATGAAGAATGGGAAGATGAAGATATGGAAGTTGTTGCTGAAAAGCAGGATATTCCGTATCAGGCAGACTTCTCTGATGATCTGACTGCGCTTGTTAACGAAGAAGCTACACTGTCTGATGAGTTCAAGCAAAAAGCGGAAACAATTTTTGAAGCAGCAATTAAATCTAAGCTGTCTGAAGAAATTGATCGTCTGGAAGCAAAGTATGAAGAAGAGCTTGCTGAAGAAATCCAGACAACTAAAGAAGATCTCGTAGAAAAGGTAGATTCATACCTAAACTACGTTGTCGAACAGTGGATGGAAGACAACCAGGTAGCAATCCAAAACGGACTGCGCACTGAGATTGCTGAGAAATTCATGAACAATCTGAAAGATCTGTTTACTGAATCTTACATCGAAGTACCTGAGTCTAAAGTTGACCTGGTCGACGAACTGGCTGCAGAAGTTGAAGAACTCGAAGAGCAACTCAACACTCAAACCGGTAAGTCCATCGCAATGGCAGAGGAACTGGAAGTACTTAAGCGTGAACAAATCATTCGTGAATCATCACGCGATCTTGCAGAAACTCAAATTGAAAAACTCAAGTCTCTTGTAGCAGACATGGATTTTGATAGTGAAGAAGTATTCGCTACCAAAGTTGCCACTGTTAAAGAGTCATACTTTAATAAGGCAACGAGAGTTTCTGAGGAAGAAATCGATGAGGATGATGCTTACGAAGTAGAAACATCCGATTCAATGTCTCAGTATCTTTCTGCCATTAAAAGAACATCTAAATAATAGGGAGTCCTAAAGATGCATAACGTAATTTCTTACGATAAGCTCGTCGAAAAGTGGGCACCAGTATTGAACGAAGAGTCAGCTGGTTCTATCAAAGACGCGCACCGGAAGGCAGTAACTGCTGCAGTTCTGGAAAACCAGGAAATTGCACTTCGCGAAGAAGGCATGCTTAACGAAGCTGCTCCAACTAACAACACTTCGAATGTTGCTAATTGGAATCCAGTTCTGATTGCTCTTGTCCGCCGTGCAATGCCTAACCTGATGGCATACGATGTCTGTGGTGTCCAGCCAATGACTGGTCCTACTGGCCTTATCTTTGCCATGAAGTCAACCTACGAAAACACCAAAGGTGGTGCTTCTGCTGGTGACGAGGCTCTGTTCAACGAAGCTCTGGTTAACTACTCAGGCGATTCAACAACTGCTGGTAACGGCACAGGCGGTCCTTCAGGTCTGTCTGGTGTATCCGATACAGACGTTGATTCATCTATCGTTGACTCAGATACTTCATATGTCCCAACTACTGGCGACGCTTATACAACTGCTGAAGCTGAAGCTCTTGGTGATGCCACTGAGGCTTTTGCAGAAATGGGCTTCACCATTGAGAAAGCTACTGTGACAGCTAAGTCACGGGCTCTCAAAGCAGAATACACCTTGGAATTGGCACAAGACCTGAAAGCAATTCATGGTCTGGATGCTGAAACCGAGTTGGCTAACATTCTGTCAACTGAGATCATGGCTGAAATCAACCGTGAAGTTATCCGCACAATTAACGCACAAGCTAAAATCGGTGCCCGTCAGGCTAACGTTACCACTAAAGGTATCTTCAACCTGTCAACTGACGCCGATGGCCGTTGGTCTGCTGAGAAATTCAAAGGCCTTTTGGTTCAGCTCGAGCGTGAAGCAAATGTTATCGCTAAAGAAACTCGCCGCGGTAAAGGTAACTTCATCATCTGTTCTTCTGACGTAGCTTCTGCTTTGTCAGCAACAGGTATGCTGGACTATGCTCCTGCAATTTCTGCAAACCTGAGCGTAGACGACACAGGTAACACCTTTGCTGGTGTACTGAACGGTCGTACCCGCGTTTACATCGACCCATACGCCTCTGCTGATTATATCAACGTTGGCTATAAGGGTACTAACCCATACGACGCTGGTCTCTTCTACTGCCCATACGTTCCATTGACAATGGTACGTGCGGTTGGTGAAGACACCTTCCAGCCAAAAATCGGCTTTAAGACTCGCTATGGCATGGCATCCAACCCATTCGTTGGTGCAACTCCTGCTAACGGTCTGGCGTCTAACCGTCCTAACCAGTACTATCGTATCTTCCGTGTGGACAACATCCTCA